ATAATAAATTCATGGGTTCCTCGGATCAATTCCTAAATCTTTTAAATATTCTATCCACCAATCTTGATCTTTCACATATCTCCAATTGGGGACAGGTTTTCCTTGCTCCACAACATAGTATTGATGAAGGGCATCATCTATAGTCTGTGCGATCTCCATATTCCTCTTCCTCTGCATCAACGTCTGCATATGCATCTGCCACAAAGGGTCCTCGTTTTCGTAGAGGTTCTTGTTTGACATAAGAGTTTTCTGTATTAACTGCAGATACCCATACCGCAAGTTTGAGAATGATGAAGATGATAAGGAGTGGTGACAATGATAACAATAGAGTTAGTTTCATATACCGTCCCCTTCCCAGAACTCCTCCCAGTCATATTGGGAGTATGTCACATCCACCCAACCAGGTTCATAATTGTGTTCTGAATCATCAATTAAATTTTCAAGAAAAATTTCATATACCCTATTCTGTAATGATTGATGTAAATCTTTAGTGTTCATGGTGTTTCTTGGTGAATGGTTCCCAATGTTGCCAGTCATACTTATGTACAGCCCACATACCTAACACCGGGACATATACTAAAGACAAGCATAAACCACCTAGTGTTATAGGATTATTTAACAACCAAGCTGAAAAGTGAATCACAAATTTCCTCCCCAGGCATCCCACCTGTCTTTAAAGTAAAAATTAATTGATACTAAAGTTCCATCTGGTGTCTCTTCATTGGACTCTGACCACTTATGGCAGAATTCATGGATATCTTTTGAAGCACTAACTGTATTTGTTCCATACATTCTAGAAAAAGCACTCATGGAAAAATTATAACGTAATTTAATCTTTTCAGAATTCATTTATTTTAAAACCTTATGTGCTGTACCATGACCATCATACTTACTACTTTCATAGTAAAAATTTTCACCTCTATAAAATCCAAATATTATAGTAAGGAACACGAATGGGATTGACACCCATATTAAAACGTCTGATAAAACCATCTGAAAAATACCTTTACAATGATTGTTATGAACCTAAGACAAAACTCTACTTTATACTTAAGTCTAACCAATCTGTCAATGGCGGAATGATCCCAAGTAATCTGAGTAGACCCTCAGAAAATAAAGCGAGAACAACCCACCCGACAGAGAAACTGATAATAGAAGCGTTGCGATTATGTCGTCGAATAGCATCATCAATCATCTCCTGACATTGTTCTTTGGTTATATAATTCTTACTCGACATGAACTACGCCAGTCATACCTGCACCCTGATGGGGACCACAGAAGAAGTTATAATCTCCTGTGTCAGCAAATACAACGTCTTGTGATTCTCCTGGAGCAAACAACAATGCTTCTCTAGAAAGATCTGGACGTGCCTCAACAATAATATTGTGAGGAGGTAGTGATTCATTAATGAAGTGAACTGTATCACCAGCAGAGATTGTGATCTCATTCGGTGAGAATGCTAGGTTACCATTAGCACCCATTGCTACATCTACTGCATACGCACCCTTAGGTAAGAAAAAAATGAATGCCGCTATTGTAGCGAGAATCATTGCACGAACAAAATTCATTATGTTTTTTATTACTACACTATCTATTATAGTAGTATATTCTTATTGTGGTAATATGTTAGTGAGTCCTAACCTTAACAATCATTAAATACCGAACCAACAGTAGAACCAACACTAGAACCTACTCTACCACCTAAAAGTGACACCCAACCAGCTGCTAACCATCCAACATATGGAATACCAATTACAGCAGGGACACCGACTCCAGCAGCAATACTAGTTCCTGCCATTGCACCTTGTGATCGTGCTCCAGCGTCCGCCACGATACACTCGATTTCTTTTGCAGACTTTCCCTCGCCGTCTAATACAGCACCTCCTAGATTTCTAGTGCCGTCCATTGTGAATTGATCTTTACGCCATTCACGACGACTCTCAGTACCACCACCAAAGAAACCTTTCTTATTCTTATCTGAGGATAATGACCTTTGAGATTCTAGGATGGCAGGATCGTTTGCTTTATATTCTATACTATAACCTTCTTTACCTGCCTCAATTTTATATGAGGAATAATCTCCTCCAGGAAAATTAATAACTGGAGCTTCAGGTACTCTTGTGGCTTTAATTATGTGCCCCAGAACACCGATGTGTGCTACAGCAACAACGCCACCAACTCCTAATGCAGTCCATTTAAAGAAGTTCATAAGTTTACACGGTAGGTTTTACGGGTGGTTCACCATCATTAGTGATGAACTTGATTGGTGCTTGTTCCACACGAATAGTTTGAGTAGGTGCTGTCTGTGATGCCTTCTCAATCAATCTTTCCATCTGTTCTTTGGTGATACCAACACCACCACCACTAGAAGATCCATTACCATTTCCATTAGCACCTTTCTTTGCTGCCTGGACACCAAAAGTAGCTAAAACTCCAGTGAAGACGCTGGCGATAAAAGTGGGATCTAGTTTTTGTTCTGGAATACCAAGTACTGGTGGTAACTGAATATACGCCAACGTGAGTATTCCCCCAGACCAGACAAGAATACCAAGCCTAACAAAAGTAGACAGAATGTCTAGTTGTTCTTCTTTGTCAGCGGCTGTCTCCTTTATTTTACCAAGAATACCTTTCTTTTTTTCGATGGGAGATGCTTTCTTCTCTTCCATATTAGGTGCTGGTGTAGGCACCAGTATTTATTGCATAAAAAAGAGACCGTTAGGTCCCTGTTCCTTGATATACTGGTGTCATTAGACCACCGTCTGGTGGTCCGTTGTCATCATCTTCAGTTTCAATCAAAAGTAACATAAAAAAGAACGGTGCTAATAAAAAAATAGTTGTCTGTGCCCATTCCATACTCATCATGATTTTCTGACTGCTGCTCCAATTGGAACTAGCAACAGCAGTGCTGCTACTAAAAAACCCATCAAAAAATACCGGGGATGATTTGGCCTGTGGTTGCGTATGCACCCATGGCTGCTACAACACCAATCATGGCAGCCCAGCCATTAATTCTTTCTGCTCTTTCGTTCATTAGTTTTCTCCTTAAATCCTTTTTGTTTGGTTTGTTTATCTAATACTTCTATATGTGATAGAAGTTGTTTACTTTGGAACCAGATTGCTCGAACCTGTTCATAGTCATCGAAGATATATGTTCTACCTGTTTTGGTATGAACCTTATACCTTTGTCGATCATATGGAAGATCTGAAGTTCTTTCAAACCAATCTGGTAAACTCATTTTTCAATTTGTGTTTTGTTAATAATAAAGACCTTCTCACCGTCGTGAGTGAAAACTAATTCATCATCATTATCCCAACATAACTCTTCGAAAAGGGCATTTAGTTTTTCCATGTCCTCATAGAGTTGGTTAGGGTTAGACATCATTCCATCCGGGCTACTTGTATTGTAGTTATAAGAATTTAATCTGTCAATACAGATTTTCTTCTTGTTCCGTCAGGAGTGTCACATCTGATGTTGGATAAGCTACACAGGTTAATACAAATCCTTCTTCAATTTGATCATCATCAAGGAAGGATTGGTCACTTTGATCTACTGTACCTGATTCAATCTTGGTAGCACATGATGAACATGCGCCAGCTCTACAAGAATAAGGAAGATCAATTCCAGCCTCTTCAGCTGCGTCTAAAATGTATTGATCAGATTCGACTTGAATTGTCTCTTCACCATCAGGTGTCTTAAGTACAACGGTGTAGGCCATAGTTATTTTTTATGTTTGACAATATAATTTATATCATTGTAACCAATGATGTACCAATTGTCAAGAAATGTCAGAATCCGAAGACCCCAAAGAAAAATACACTACCACTGACACTATAAGAAACAATAGCAGCAACAAATCCAAGCATAGCAGTGCGTCCATTTAATTTCTCTGCTTTTTCTGCATATGACTCATAACCGTAACGTTCCGCATCAGTTTGTGAAATATACATTTGGGGTTCTCTGGCGAACAGGTTTTGCTGTCCACGATCGTTTGTTGTTACAGTCACGATACACTCCGTAATGTTTCTTTACATACTATATAGGAAATATAAAGTTTTGTCAAGTCCCTTACCAGTCACGGTTGTACGTGCATTTCTTTGGATGTTTGCTGCACCACTGCAGGACATACGAGTCAGCATCTACTTCCATAGAATAGTGAGCATGGTTATGAAGCATCCCTATAAGAACAAGTAATGTGATAGTAATCAGATTATAGTGGAAGGCAGGATGAGTAATGAGTTTTGTAAAATAATTTCTCATAAAAAAAGGGGATGCCGTCGCACCCCCAGTATAACATCTAGATATTTACTTGTCTATATGAACAATCAGAAGTTGTACTTGACGCCCAACTTACCTGCATAACCACGGTCAAGATCTTCGTCGCCTGAACCTACGAAGGATACTTCACCATAACCGCTGAGGTTCTCAGTCAAACCAAGACCCAGACCTGCCTTACCGGAAGGAACGGTATCGGCGTCACCACCATCAGGAGTCAGTACAGTAGCACCCCCCTGAACGTAGTAAGAACCAGCGTCACCCAGTGCGCCTTCATATCCTACGTGGAGGTCTGTTCCTGCACCGTTGTACTCAGATCCAGTCCAACCAGCATTGGTTTCGACGTTAACGTAGGGACCTGCAAGGGCAGCGCCAGCAGAAGCGAAAAGAGCAGCGGAAGCTGCGAATACAGATTTAAACATTTGTTTTACCTTTTTGTCTCGTAGAGTTTAACCTACGGATGAAAAGAGACTCGACTAGTCTCTGTTTGTTTGAATGATGTGCCCCCAACCTAAGTGATGCGAGGGTAGGGCACTGTTGAAAAAATCTTGTGAGGAATTATCGTCTCACAAGATTATTTATTATAGTAATTAATTACTAAACCGTCAACCTTGTGTTGGTTGATGGGAGGATTCCACTACTCTTCCAAAATAAGGATCAAAGTTCATTAGTTCCTCAATGGTCATCTGTGCTCCGGTATTAGACCAGAAGTTAAATTGTGCATTGAAGTTATGCTTATGAAAAGCATCAACATGATCAGGATGAATACTGGATCCCAATTCAATCTTATACAGAAGAAGTGGGATAGAGTAGGTGTTACCAGAGTTGTAGATGAGATCATCAGCTACAGGTCTTGGGCGTACACCATTATCTAATTTGTACTTGTCTCCTCTTGTATGAAGTCTTAGTAACTTCATAGCGTGATGTCTAGTGATTAGATAACAAGCTGTAGAGAACTCATTCACGAACCTTTTATGGATCTTGATATTGATGTCACCAGTACAGATGATAGCGATTTGGACAACGTCCCAATCATAAGGAATCCTACCATAGAAATCTTTCCATGTAAAGTTCCAGAACTTTACCAGATCGAGACTACAATCATCTTCCATGATGACAGCATAGGGATCGTCTGTCTCCTCCACGAAATGTCGGAGAGCCTTAAGATGTGACGTTACACACCCCACCTCACCAGAACTCATCATATCAGGGTAACGACCCTTCAGAATCTCTCCTAGGTCACTTTCACGACCGTCATAAGCAGAGATACGGGTGTAATTCTCAATCTCCCAGTATTTGAACTGGTTCTCCATGAATTCCCATCTCTCTGGTTGCCCATCTAGATTAAGACAATAGATAGGTCCAATGCCCTTGAGTTTATAAACTGACTTGTTCCTGTCCATTGATACGTTGTTTGTAATAATCTTGGGATGTAATATATTCTCGGAGTGTTTCGGAATCCATCTTCTGGACTCTACTCCACTCTTCATTATTCTCAGTCATATGGGGGTTAGTGAACCAAGAGTTGGGTGTCCTCTCATGTTCTAGATGATAGACCATAGAATTCAACCTTCCAACATTATACCCCAGAGTACCAAACCTGTAAAATCTTTCAACATCTTCTGGAGCATATGCAATAAAGTTCTCATTCTCCAACCCACCTTCAATATAGACATCGCGATTAAAGAACTGACAGAACCCGTACTTAGCATCATACTTAGTAGATTTTTTTCTAAGGATAGAAAAATCAAATTCTTCAGTCAGGAATTCAGATACAAGTTCATCATCAGCCATAACACGATACTGGTAATCACCATCACCATATGGATACACTACATCAGATTCTTTGTCGAGAATAGTGTTATATGCACTTAGATAAGACTCTACAGGGAGAAGGATATCACAATCATAGTTGACCACAATTTCAGTTTCACTCTCCATGATCATGTCATTTAGGATAGACTGACGATGGAATGTTTGTGATTCGGAGAATACAAACTGATGAATGAGACCTTTGATATCACCACAAAATTCAATGATCTGAGGTAGTGCCTCTTCAACAAATATAGAACGGTCATCAACCTCTCTAAGAATGATAGTAGTATCAAAATTTGATAACAAATAACAAACTGAAGTGATGACATTCCTAAGTCTATCGTCTGACTCAATTCTGACAGGAATAATAAAAGTTGCTTTAGTTAAGTCATGTTTCATCTGGGTACTCCCTTGTGTCTTTATTTTTCTCCAAAACGTAATCCAATTCTTCTTTGTTTACTAACCATGGGCCCTCAGGGTGTTCAATTCTAGTATCATATTGGACACTAGATGAACTTACACGATTGTCATGTTCCCGATTCGATGTCAAGACATCAGATATAATGTACGGCATTCCATAATTATATCGCATCCTATGGTAAAAGTCAGTATCCATAAGAAGAACCAACTTTTCATCAAATTTAACAAACTTATCAGTCAAAAATGAGACACAAGATGGACTACCTAATAAGTTTCTACCCTCCAACATCATGTCAGTCCACTCAGGAACCTTCATTCTTGCATGGGTAAATCCATCCTTAGTATGTGCAAAACCATTGAAACACCAACTGTGTCCCTTTTCAAAGGAACTAATGATATAATTCAATGCCCAAGGATCTATAAAGAGATCATCCTGAAACATAAGTTTAGTGATCTTACCCTCACACATCTCCACAACAGAGTTTGTATTAGAGGGCCCATTACCTCTGTCCTTTTCATTCTTAAAGTATTGGATTTTAAAATTATCAGCGAACTCTCCACAAACATTTAATACTTCATCGTTCTGAGAGTGATCAGAGATACAAACTTCAAAGTTCTTATACTTCTGATTCTTTATACTTTCAAATAACTGATAAAGATACTGAGACCCTGAACCCTTCATCTCATATGTAGGAATAGCAATTGAAATGGTAGGACTCATATTTTAGTCCATCTTTTGGGAACAATATCTTCAGTATTATTAGAAGCAGTATAACCATTAGTACCGAACCATCTCTTAGGTGCAATGACCTTAGGATCTGGGTTGCGACTCAACCATGCACCCCACCACGAGAATGAACTATTAGCGATAATATAGTCATCACAAAGAGTCATCATACACATATCATAGACATTATCCTCAGTCTCAGAGACCATAAACCTATCTGGTTGAAAGATCTCTTGACTCTTACACCATTCAATATCATCAGTGAAGATGACAACAGGTCTCTTTACATCAAATTTACTCAATGCCTCCTGATAGTACTCAAGACTACACGGCGGGTGATCTTGTGACTTCTCAACATAATCAGTCCTACGAACATGAAGAGCAATAGGTTCAGTAACCTCTTCCATCACTTCCTTACAGTTGGCAATCACATCATCTTTGAATGTGAAGTCCTCTCGGATTGAGTCAGCAATTTTATTGAAGTATCGTTCTGTTTGAAAGTAACCATATAGGCTAATGTCATCAGGACATTTATCAAAAAGTTCTGGATCAAAGTTAAATTGTTTTTCTTGCAGATACTTATCAGCAACTTTACCCCTGTTCTTTAGGTGAGGCATCGTGAAAACATCAAATAGTTGATGATCATTCCATTCATCTTCGAAATCACTTTCAGGGATAGTGAAATCATATCCTCTATTGTGTGCAATACCTCTAAGAGTTGCATATTGGAACATCTGATTTCCCAGTCTTCCAATGATACCAAGGTGATTAAAACCAATCATAATAATTTTAAAATGTTGTTGACACGGTTAACATAAGTGTGTTTGTCCTTAATGAACTGCATGGCCTCCCTCATATTAATACTACCGTTCTTCTCTGCCTGGACAAGGTTATTATAGAGAGTCTCTGGAGTACCACCGAAAACTACATAATCACCAAAGGATTCCTTGATGAATGGTGAGTTTGTTCCTGTAACTCTACCATAACTGATGTTTTTTTGAATACGACAGGGGATATAACCACACTGAAGATGCCAGTCACTTCTAAAATCTGGACAGACATAAGAATCACGAATCAATCTACGATTATCTGAGTGTTCGATTGATTGGGTATATAGTTCAATTTGTTTACCATCTTTTTCTGCATAATATGCAAAGTTTTCAAGCCAATAAGGACCCTGTTCATACATCATCCCCACATAGTTAATGTTTTTCTTTGATGGATCAAACTTCTCATAGTTATCAACATCAATTTCATGAGGTAAAAGATCTGTTCCCCATGTTTGATAGAGAGTTCTGGTTGATTCATCCCAGTGACAAAGGTCTTCTACTTTCTCAAAATCAACTGTATTACGAATACAGTTACCAAGTTTCAATACGTTCTCATATGGTATACCATTGTCAGTAAAATACTTTGTATCAATATGATGAGTGATATACTTACAATCTTTCCTGAGAGGCATATTGGACTTTTGTGAATCCTCCACAAAGAACACCGTATCAGTATAGTCAAGGTGGTGTGTATATTCATTGGACACCCACTTCACATCATGACCCAAGTGTTCAAAGGTTTTGAAGTATGTGTCATGAATATATCCATGTGTGGACGTGTGGATGGGGTAATGTCCCCAGATAATAATCTTCATAAAACAGTTCCCGCAGGGAGATGATAATGGAATCCAAATGGGGTGATACCCCTAGTTTCTGGTACAGGTTTCTCATGAGCAAACCTGGCAGCAACAGTAACAGGTGCAAACTTACAACCTAATACCTCGTATATATGTTTGTTGTGGACACAGATACATCCATCTTCTGCGGTATTGTTAGCACCCATATGTTTATAGAAGTCCCCCCAGTTCACATCAAAATGAACATAGGCATGTTGTGGTACTTCTAATAATTTCTTTGACCTGAGGGTAAATCCACCATTACCAACTCTTTGGTGGCCACCCCAAGGGTCAATATATGCCCCATCAGAGTGTTCCCATGGAGCTCCAATGTAGTCATACTCTAGCCATAATGGGTCCCACTTTACAGGGTTAATAATAAACCCATCAGCCTGGATAGTAATACAGTGAGTTGTATCTACATGTTTCTGTAGATCATAGATCATATAGTGACTATACTCATCAATAGAAGTAATCTTTGAACACTTCTCTACAGTGATACCTGCGTCTTCAAAGTCAGGACGATCCTGATCTGATACAAGTTTAACATCACCAAAACGAATACCCTGCATGCTCTTACGAAAAGCATACAGGGTCTGTTCAAAATTTACACTGGATACACAGATAAGTGTTACATCAGGTAAATCAATCATTGAAGACTCCTTCACTCAATAGTTTAGTGAAAGCCTCAGTCTTCTTTGAATTGTAAACGCTATTAGCCCATGCCATATAGTTACTACCAGCTTTGTAGTGAAAGATAAAAGACTCCTTTATTGTATCATCTTTTTCCAATTTTAGGAAGTCCACGAAGGTTGGTTTAGGAAATCCAGTTTTGTTAGTCTCATTGATAATATCAATGAAGTTATCAGAGAAGTAATCCCAGTAATTATCTCTGGGTGATTGATGGTCAAAAGTATTGTGGTCACTAGCTTGTCTGTTCTTGACATCGATACTCATCTCTTCAAGATTGATGAAGAACTGGGCACAACCATTCACATTAACTTCAATTTCATCACCCCTATCATCAAGGACGCCCCATTGTTCAATATTGAGTGTCCTTAGTTGGTTCTGATACTTCTTAAGATAGTGATGACCCTGTCCACCAACGTCAACTCTTTCTCCAAGAACCTCACCACAACCCCAATCCATCTCTTCAGGATTAGGCATGTTGGGAATATCAGCAATAAAGAAACCATTCCAGGGGTAATGTACCCTGTGATCATTCCCCCTATACGCATGAACAATACCAAAGTTATTATTACCCATCATCTCCTTGAAACTGACATCCTTAATGAGGAACATGTCAGAATCAATGTTGATAACAAGGTCATCATGTTTAGTCATGTAGTTAATCCAAGCCCACTGGGTGGGATAAGAACATGCTAGATTGGCATTTGCATATTGGTCACCTGTGAAGTTTACCTCACCATGAGATACCCTCATCGATGGATCCAGGATAACCTTGAGAGATTCAACCCCAAGTGACTCACAGATACTATCAATCTCTGCAGTCCTCTCAACACTATCTACGGCATTGTTGATGACAATGTACTCAAAGTCATCAGTCACATGTTTCTTGATCGTCTCGTACTGAAGATTAATAAAGTCAGGTCTCTTGTCAGACAGAGTGTAAATTTTAATAGTCATCGTGTGCGCTTATAGAATTGTTTGGACTCTTTGAACATCTCATATTCAATCTTACAGTCGGTTCCTGTCATCAAATCACCTTGACGATCCAACCAGTACCACTCATCAACGATAGATTCGTCAGGTCTCCACCAACCATTAGAATTTTTCCAATCGAACCAATATCTTGGAGCAATAACATCACACTCTTTATTGGTCCAAACAGGCCAGAAAGAAAAAGTGGATGCGGAAATGATTGCGTTCTTTGATGTATTGAGGATAGAGTAGTCAATACCAACAGGACCACCTGGGTACTTGTACCACCCAATACTTCCCTGGTATGGATCCTTCTCCTCCATGATTGCAGAACCAACAACCTCAGCAAAAGGAATGAACTTCCTTGCACTCTCTGCATCATCAGTAACACAAACAAACTTCATGTTTGGATTCTTCTCTAACATGTGTTTTGCTGCATTCTGATAATACTCAGGAGGGAGCCAAGATGCACCAGTGAGATAGTCACCACCCCGGAACTGAATTACGCAAATATTTTCAGAAGAATACTGAGTAATCTTTTCATCATAGTCCAACCACTTGATGATATCATCACGATACTCCTTGATGTATCCCATCTTCTGGAAACATCCTTCAACTTTTGTATTATCTGAAAGATTGTTCCACAGATTGTCATCAAAAAACATCACCTCCTCTCCACCGAGATAGGGAGGATAACGTTCATCACGTTCCTTGTAGTAGTTTTCAATTCCCTCTGGTA